TGTAATCTTAAGGATGCAGACCTTGAGTTATTAATCTACTTAGATTCTATAGATCACTTTACAAAAGACGATTTTAAAAAAGGTACATACTCTTACAGCTGGGACAACAGACGCTGGAACAGATTACTAAAAGAGGGTTGGATCGTAGTTTGGCGCGAGCGAAACAGGACAACCCAGAAATATAATATCTATAAAGTTTCCTTTAAGTGTAAGCAGCTAATAAGCCGGATGTACCGAATTATGTTAGGGGAAGAGGATATACCAACTTCTGAAAGATTTAATAAGATAATGAAAAAAGAAACTTATATGGATAAAGTATTAACCATGTCGATATTAAATACTAATAAAGATAAAACTAGATAGTTATGGCATTTACTACGTCACTTTCTTCATCGCAATTAGGAGCGGTCAGTGGTGGAGCGGATGTATTATCTGGTTTATTAAAAGATGATGATCCCACCGATAAAGGTTCTTTAGGAAAAGCAGCATTAAGTGGAGCGGCAAAAGGAGCTGCTGCAGGGTTAGCTTTTGGACCTTGGGGTGCCGCTATTGGTGGAGTTATAGGTGGAGTGTCTGGATTCTTTAAAGGAAAGAAGGCTAAAAAAGAAGCATTAGCTGAAGAAGCACAACAGCAAACAATGGATACCATTGCAAAAGGAATGATCAAACGGCAAAGAGAACAGCGAGCTGAAGAAAAGAAAAAAGGAGATTGGGCTAATACTTTAGCCAAAAGTCAATTCGCATATGAACAGAGTGGTGCGGTATCTCAACAACCAGCTTATGGTCAACCGGTGTTTAATCCAGAACAATATAAAAAGATGGGGGCGCTATCAGGTGCTTATCCAGGTGAAGAAGTTGGATTACCATATCAAGGAACAAAAGGATAAACAAACATAAAAACATTAATTATGCCAGCATACGGAGAAAAACAAAAACCAGCAGGAAGAAAGAAAACTATAATACCAAGAAATATACCACACCGTGGTTCAGGAAGAATGGTTCAACCACCGTATAAAGGTAACGCAGTTCATAAGGCGCAGAGGTAATGTTTACCATAGCAGACTTAAAACTATATGCTATAAACGGGACTAGTTTCGGCATATGTTGTCTAGATGAAGTAGCAAATTGGTTAAAGGTAATTTTATTAGTTGTGACTATAGGTTATACTTTATATAAATGGTATAAAAAATCAAGGAATAAAGATGAGTAATTTTATTTGGTTATTAGATTCCGGACATGGTGGACTAGATCCAGACACGGGTGAATATGTCACTCCTGGAAAAAGATCACCTGTATGGGACGATGGTACCCAATACTTTGAAGGTGTAGGTAATCGTGATATTGTAAAAAGAATATTAGATAAATGTAGGGGAGAAGGATTATTAGCTATAGATATAGTTAATGATTGGCAAGACATAAAACTTTCAACTAGAGTAAACAGGGCAAATGCTATTTACAAATATCATAAAAATTGCATATATATTTCAGTTCACTCTAATGGATTCAATAAAGAATCAGCTAATGGATACTCTGTGTATACATCTCGTGGTAAAACCAAATCAGATGCATATGCAGATATTTTATTAAGCTATATGGAGTATGAATTTCCAGATCATAAGTTTAGGAAAGATACTAGTGATGGTGATAATGATAAAGAAGCTGGTTTTTACGTTTTAAGAAAAACAAGTATGCCAGCACTATTATCAGAGAACTTCTTTATGACGAATAACAGGGAATGTAAATTATTACTTACTGAGGATTTTAGAGATAGAATAGCAACTTGTCATTTTAAAATGATAAAAAAAATAGAAAATGGATAAAATAAAAAAGATAATTAATTCACCTATGTTTATGGCAATATTAGCAGGTAGTGTTGGTATTTTACTAATGATAAAAGGTGATATACTTTATGCTGGAATAGCGATAGGTGTAGGATTAACTAAATTCATAGGCGCTTTTAAAGACTTATAAAAACAACATTAAAATAAATATATAATGGCAGCAACATTAACTGTTACTATAACTGAATCTATAACTTTAAGTGGAAAAGATCAAGGTGATACAACATCTAAAACTTATGCAGACATAGCGGATTTTTCTAAAAGAACTATATTAGTCCCAACGTCTGAGGTAGTTTTATATGACACCCATTCATCTAATGTAGCTGGAAGTACTTTTGATTCTGATCTATTAGATTATGTAAGGATAACAAATACAGATGATACTAATTACATTACTATAAGATTAATAAATAAAGATACTGATGAATTTGTTTATCAAATTTCAGCAGGGGGATCGTTTTTGTTATATAGTCATGGTGCTACCGTGATGAACGCAAGTCAAGCAGCCGCTTTAACTATAGGTTCAGGGGAAAGTGCTATAGAATACGTCAAAGCTCAAGCAAATAATGATCCATGTAGATGTGAAGTATTTTTGGCTACTAGATAAATAATATATAATGAACATTAAACGAAAAAACACAATAACTAACATTATAGGGTTGGTATTATTAGGTATAAATATGTATTGCTATTTTTGGCATGACCATATTGGACTTGGAGCTTTTTTATCTATACTCTGTGTAGCATTAGCATTATTTTTATTTAAAGGAAATCAAACAAAAGAATGGATACAAAAAGCATTATCAAAAATTTTATCCAAATAATATTAGTTTTTCTATTGATATCTTGCTCGCCTCAAAGAAGATTAAATAGATTAGTAAAAAAACATCCGGAATTAATAACTATGGATACTATAGTTGTAAGGGATACGGTTATAGTAGAGAGTTATAATTACGATACTACTACTATAATAAGGATGCACGACACTACTACTGTAATAAACAATGAAAAATTAATACTAAAATATTTTTACGATACTCTACGAGAAACTATCTACCATGATGTGGAGTGTATCGGAGATACTGTTTATACTGAAACGTTAGTTCCAATAGAAACAGTGGTAGTAAAAGAATTATCATGGTGGGAAAAATACAAAGAATTTGTATATATAGGTTTAGTTTTAATATTAGCATTTTTAATACTGAAGAAACTAGGCAAAATAGTTTTATAATAACAAAAAAATAAACGAAAAATGGCAACTGTAACAGCAGCAATAACTTTAACTAGCACCGATTTACTATCGAATGCTTTATCTTTTTCAGTGAGTAGCTCTATAACCGCTACACACTCTACAGGACTAGCCAGAGCACCTATTACTTCTGTAGCAAAAGGCACTGGTTCTGGACAAGTAACTCTATATACAGCAGATGACTATGCGGCTACTGCTTATGTATATATCAAAAACACAGATACTATATCAACTGATTATGTGTATGTATACGCAGATACATCGTCAGATGATCCAGTTTTACTAAAACTATCCGGTGGCGAATGGGCTTTTTTACCCACTAATGCCGATGCAACATTAAAAGCATACGCAGCAACTTCTGGTACTGTAGTAGAATGGATGGTAGTTGGAACTGATCAATAGGAAAATAATTTAAAACAAAACAAAATGCAAGGAGTACAAGGAAACCAAATGAAAGAAGCTAGGTTATTCGGTCATGATGCCGTAGCACTTGGTTCAGTTGGTGCTATACCAACCATAGGTGTCGTAACTAGTTTAAGTAAACTACAAGGAGGAACAGGTTATGCAGACGGTCCTGTTACAGTAGCTACAACTAGTGGTACAGATGGAGCTGGTTTAACAGTAAGTATAACTGCGAGTGGTGGAGTTATACAAACAGCTACAATAGTTGCTGCTGGTACTAATTATGAAGAAGGTGAAATAGTAACTATTGCTACTGGCGGAGCAAATGCTACTTTTGTAGTTAGTACTAAAATATCAGGGACTAGTGACAGAGGTTGTTGTTTATACATTGGAGGAGCAGGCAATATTAACGTTAGAATGGAAAGTGGTAATGTAGCTACATTTTATAATGTAAACGCTGGTACATTTTTACCGGTTCTAGTAACTCATGTTTCACTTCCAGCAGCTGAAGCAGGTTACATAGCAACAACATGTACTAATGTACTGGCAATATTTTAGTAATGAGTTGGCCAATTTGGAATGTAATATCAGTATTAAGAGGTCCTGATATAGGATCCGCAGTAGTAGAAGTCTATGATCGAATTACTGAAGATGGTTTATATAGAAGAAAAATAGAGGGTTCAGGTTTTCCCCATGATAGGGAAATTGAAAGTGCCCCTTAACATAATAAAAATAATAAAATGGCAGGATATAAAATATCAGAATTAAGTGCTTTAGGCGCAGGATTTGCAACAACAGATTTATTTGAAGTATCTGATGATGGTGGAGGAGCGGGTTATACCTCTAAAAGTATAACCGGATCAAATTTAGCTGTAGGCGTATATTCCGTTATAGGAGGATGGGATAGTGGTAATAGTAGATTAGGTATTGGAACAGCTAGTCCATCGGTGACGCTCGACGTCATTGGAATCATTAGTTCTGCCCTCGCCCCAACTTCCCTTTCACAGGGTTATCTCCAGCTTGGCGTAGACTCTGGCGGCGATCCAGGTGGCGAGATTATGTTTCACACTGACGACTATATAGGCATCCGCTGTGCTAACTCAGGTGCACTACCGTTTGTTGTAAAGCCTTCTGGCAACGTCGGAATTGGCACAACGGCACCGGCTGTCGCCTTAGATGTGATCGGTATAGGCTCCTTTGCACTTGCAGAGTCTTCCCTTTCACAGGGCGTTGTCCAGGTTGGTGTTGATTCTGGCGGCGATCCAGGTGGCGAATTGCTGTTTCATACTGACGATTATGTTGGAATTCGATGCGCCAACTCAGGCGTCGCTCCGTTTGTTGTAAAGCCTTCTGGTAATGTTGGGATTGGAACAAATGCACCTAAAACTGCCTTAAGTACAGTATATGATTACGATACCACAACATTTGAAAATCAATTATCAGACAATGAAGGCGGTGGAGAAATACTAAGATACGGATCTGGACAAGCGGGTGCTATAGGTACATTACATTTTTTACAAACAGATGGTTCGTGGGACGCAACAGATTCTAATGCAGTTGGAACTGGAGGAAGTCAATTATTAGGTATTGCGATGGGTACTGATCCTGGGACTGATGGAATGTTACTAAAAGGATATTATAGAGTAGCTGCAGCTAGCATAGAGGGTACAGGTGTGATAGGAGCTCCAGCATATATTTCAGAAGTAGCTGGAAAAATTGATTTTACCGCTCCTTCTGGTTCAGGTGATTTTGTGAGAATTTTAGGTTATTGTATTGATTACCATTCAGATGGCGATGGTAGTATTTTAATTTATTTTGATCCAGATAAAACTTGGATATTATTATCATAATAACATTTAACGATGGGTACAGCTAATAAAATAATAGGTGTAACGGCTACGGATGTAAATAAAATAGATGGAGTTGCTTTAACTGGTGTTTCAAAAGTGAGTGGACAAACTATATCGCTCTTTTCAAACACTAAATCCATGGATTTTGACGGTACAGATGATTATATAGATTGTGGTGCATATGATGCTTTAGATGGTGGCACTACAATGTCAATATCAGTTTGGGTAAAACCCACTTCTACAGATACCTTTTTTATGGTTGCTCATAACCCCAGAAACGTTACAAGACAGCATAGCCAATTTATGTTATTCTTTTATTCGGGTTTTATTGAATTATCACTTTCAACAAGGAGTCAACATGTTAGAAGTACAGCTGATGCAATTACTATGGACGCTTGGAATCATATACTTTGTTGTGTTGATTTAGATAATGCAACAGAGGGGAAAATATATGTAAACGGAGGAGATGTAACAGCGAATGATAATCTGCAAAACTTTCATGCTTTTGAAGTTGCAGCAGGCGTAATGTATTTGGGAAAAGAACAAACAGGCTATTTATCTCCATTTTTAGGAAATATAGATGAGTTTGCTATTTGGGATACTGACCAAAGAGGCAATAAAGACGCTATATATAATTCAGGTGATGAGACTAATTTAGCTACACTTGCGGCACCACCCATTAATTGGTGGAGAATGGGTGATAAAGTAACAAGTTTCCCAACTATACCAGATCAAATAGGTAGTAACGATGGGACAGCTGCTAATGAGGATGAAGCTACAATGGTAGTTGATGATGTACCACCAACTTAAATAATAAAGTATGAGTTATAATAATAAAACATACGCTATAATAGATGTAGAAAATGATCTACAAAATGTAGATTTTAATCAAGTACACGAAACTAGTATTAATACCGTTAGGAAGAGTTTGGATGGTACTTTAACATTTGTAAAATATATTACAGAACCATCATTCATTACAGATGGTACAGTTATACCTTTCCAAATATTAGATCATGAAAACGTATTAGCATTACTAAGAACTGAAGATTGGAATGAACCACTTATTGAATAAACATGGCAAACGTAAATAAAGTAACAGGTGTATCAGCGGGTTCTATATCTAAAATAGATGGTGTAAGTAAAAGTGGGATAAGTAAGATTGACGGACAAACACTTGCAGACCCAGCACCCTTTATTACTGAGTGGACTGTTGGTGCGGGTGTTACAATTACGCTACCTTCGTATGGAGGAACCTTTAGTTATACTGTTGATTGGGGGGATGAAACAGCTATTGAAACAGGTGTAACTGCTCTTAATAAAACTCATGAATATACTGATGCAGGTACATATACAGTAACCATTACAGGAACATTTCCAAGTTTAAGAATGAGTAGCGGAACTGCTGATAATGCTTTATGTTTAAGAAAGTTAGTTCAATGGGGGACAGATTGTACGTGGAGAACTTTATGCCAAATATTTAAGACTTGTACAAATCTTGTTTATGAAGCTACAGATGCACCAAATCTAACTGGTCTAAGTAGTTTAGGTGGGAATCGAACTTTTACAAGTCCGTTTGAAGGGTGTGACGCTATTATAGATTTAGATTTAAGCGGTTGGTCTAATACGGATGATTTCACTGATTTTTTTTATGCCTTTTACGGGTTGGATTATGTAGAAAGTATAAATCTAACAGGTTGGGACATGTCTGGCGGACGACAAGAAAGGATGTTTTATTTTACAGGACAAAGTGGATCTGGAGTAGATATAACCCTTACAGATGCGATTCTTGGTAGTGGTTCGTGTTATTATATGTTTAGGAACGCAAAATTCAGTGGTAATCCTGCTTTAGATGTTGCGGACGCTTCTAATATAACTAATGTTCAATCTTTATTTTATATGGCCGATGGAAATGTTTCAATAGATTTATCAACTTGGGATTTTCCAGATTCTTGTACTACATTAGCTAGTATTGCTTATCAATCAGAAATTAATTCTTTTACATTTTCAAATAGCGCAGATTTTTCAGAAGTAACCACTCTTTCCTCTGCATTTAATGATTGTCCTAATTTAACAACTGTTACCTTCCCCTCTAATGCAGATTTTGCTAAAGTGACAAATATGTATAGAGTATTTTATTACGCAGATAATTTAACAACTGTTGATTTTGGTGAAGATCAAGATTTTAGTGCGGTAACGGATTGGGAATATACTTGGCGAAAAAACACGATAGGTGCACCACATCCTATTGTAAGTGTTAACTTTTTAACCACAACAGATATTCAATCAACAACAGCATTAAGTGGGTTGTTTAGAGACTCACAACTTGCAACAATTGACTATGATAGATTACTTCAAGCTTTAGATAATGCAGGCAATGACGATGGTGTTTTAGTTGCAACATTATCTAATTATACTACTGCTGGTGATGGAGGTACTGCGCACGGAAATTTATTAGCTGTTGAGAGAGGTTGGTCTATAACAGACGCAGGAGGAGTTTAAAATTATAAAAAATGGGACATATAAGTAAAACAGATCCAAACAGATGGTTTATAGTACAGTCAGCAATTAGTGGCGAACCTGGTATAATTGTATTTGGTAGTGCTGGGGATCAAGGAGTAAATGAATTAGGAACAGGGCAACCTATTTTAAGGACTTATTTAAGTGAAAATACTTTAGAATCTATAGTAAATACAGTAGCAAATATTCCAGACTACTACAAGGATTCTATTGAAACTGAAAGTGAAAAATTTCAAGGACCATCAGGTAAATATTAATAATTAAATAAAATATAATGAATAAAATTAAAGATGAACAATTAAAAACAATTCAAGAACACCAAAGAACTTTAAATACTATACTAAATGATGTAGGTTATTTAGAAGCTCAGAAACATGGATTATTACATCAATTTGGAGATGTGAATAGAAAAGTTGAAGAGTTTAAATCTGAACTTGAAAATGAATATGGTGCAATAAATATCAATCTTGATGATGGTACTTATACCGCTATTGAGAAAGAAGAAGAAGTAGTAGTTGAAGAGGGTGTTGCAAATCCATTATAGTGATGTCTAATATTATAAGAAAAATAAGTATAGGGTCAGATTATAAAAATGATGCTATGCATTATGCTGTTGGGCAACAAGTATATGGTGGACATGAGATCTCTGATATAATATTTAGTGATAACGATAGCTCATATAATATCTTTATAAGTAAAAAAGATGAAATATTACCATGGAAGAAATTTAATTCTAATATGGCAATATCAGTTGAGTATAATCTAGAGTATTAGTGAAAAGTTTGTACGACTTTATTATTAAACCTTTAAACGAAAGGTATGATAATGAAAAGAAAGTAGGGGATAAGACACTTATAATTAACACTAAAATTGAGAGTTATAAATCTGTAAGTAACACAGGGGTTGTAATAGCAGTACCAATCGCATTTAGTACTAATATAAAGGTTGGTGATCAAGTTACTATTCATCACAATGTATTTAGAAGGTTCTATGATGTAAGAGGGGTTGAAAAAAATAGTAGATCATATTTTAAAGATAATATGTATTTTTGTAATGTTGATCAGATATATTTATACAAAAAAGATGGTGGCGAGTGGGAGAGTTTCATGGATAGATGTTTTATTAAACCTATAAAAAATAGATCATCCCTAGGTTTAGATAAAGAGGAACCTCATATTGGTATAATAAAATATGACAATAAGTCCTTAAATGATCTAGGAATCACAAATGGGATGTTAATAACGTTTAAACCAAACTCCGAATTTGAATTCGTTATAGAAGGAGAACGTTTATATTGTATGAAATCAAATGATATTGTTGTAAAGCATGAGTATAAAGGAGACGAAGAAGAATATAATCCAAGCTGGGCATAAGGCAGTTGATGAGTTAATTAAAGTCGCTAAAGAACCTATAGTTGACTCAGGTGATGATGTTTCAGCTGATAGACTTAAGAATGCTGCAGCCACAAAGAAATTAGCTATATTTGATGCTTTTGAAATATTAAACCGTATCGAAGAAGAAGATAGAATATTAGAAAATAAACCTAAAGAAGAGAAAGAAGAGAAATCATTTAAAGGGTTTGCAGAAGGAAGGAGCAGATCGTGAGTTACGAACAAACATTATATAAAATACTACCGGATGATTATATAAACCCTAAAATTCTTAAAAAGAATAATAGGTTTAAAAAGTGGGAGTATGGTTATAATAAAGATTATGATTTTATTGTAATAAGTAAAAACGGTACTATTGGGAAAATCTATGAAATTCAAAATCTCAAAATTGCTTTACCAGCAGAATCTGAATGCTACAAAAGAAGCAATAAAAAAGAAGAGCAATACTGGGAAGTTACAGAATATACAAAAGAACTCTCAAAAATAAAAAATGTATTTGATTGGGATAAGTACCCAGAGGAGTTTAAAGAAAAGTATTATGATTATATTGACGAAGAGTTTAAACGTCGTGAAGAAGGGTATTGGTTTTATAATAATGGTGTTCCAACGTATCTTACGGGTTCTCACTATATGTACCTACAATGGACTAAAATCGATATCGGTAAACCGGACTTCAGAGAATCGAACCGTCTTTTCTATATATTTTGGGAAGCTTGCAAAGCTGATAAGAGATGTTATGGTATTTGTTATTTAAAAAATAGACGATCTGGATTTTCATTTATGGCATCGTCAGAGCTTGTCAATCAAGCTACAATAACAAGTGATGGAAGATATGGGGTATTATCTAAAACTGGTTGGGATGCTAAAAAGATGTTCACCGATAAAGTAGTTCCGATATCAGTTAATTATCCATTCTTCTTTAAACCGATCCAAGATGGTATGGATCGACCTAAAACAGAATTAGCATATAGAGTTCCAGCTTCTAAATTAACCAGAAGAAAATTAGAAGCAAATGAAAAATTAATGGAAATAGTAGGGTTGGATACTACTATAGATTGGAAGAATACCGGAGATAATTCTTACGATGGTGAAAAATTAATGTTATTAGCGCATGATGAAAGTGGTAAGTGGGAGAGACCTGATAACATATTAAACAACTGGAGAGTAACCAAAACTACATTACGATTAGGTAGTAGAATAGTTGGTAGATGTATGATGGGGAGTACGAGTAATGCTTTAGATAAAGGGGGAGACAATTTTAAAAGATTATATTATGCATCAGATGTCAACAATAGAAATCGCAATGGCCAAACAAGCTCGGGATTATATTCTTTGTTCATTCCTATGGAGTGGTCTTACGAAGGATACATTAACGCTCATGGGATACCTGTATTCACTACACCAGATAAACCCGTCATTGGGATTGATAAATATCCCATCGAAATAGGGGTTATAGATCATTGGAGGAATGAAGAAGAAGGATTAAAAGACGATCAAGATAGTTTAAATGAATTTTACAGACAATTCCCTAGAACAGAGAAACATGCTTTCAGGGACGAGACAAAAGAAAGTTTATTTAATTTAGTCAAGATATACGAACAAATAGATTATAACGAAGGTGTAAATAACGCTGCTAATGTAACAACTGGTAGCTTTCAATGGATAAATGGTATTAAGGATACAAATGTTATATTTGTACCAAATAAAAACGGTAGATTTAAAATATCATGGGTTCCACCTAAAAATCTTCAAAATCAAGTGATCTTAAGTAATGGAGTGAAATATCCTGGAAATAAGCACGTTGGAGCTTTTGGTTGTGATAGTTATGATATTTCAGGTACGGTTGATAAACGTGGATCAAATGGATCATTACACGGTCTTACTAAATTTAGTATGGAAGATGTACCTACTAATCATTTTTTCTTAGAATATATAGCTAGACCTCAAACAGCTGAAATATTCTTTGAAGATGTTTTAATGGCATGTGTATTTTATGGAATGCCATTATTATGTGAAAACAATAAACCTCGATTATTATATTATTTTAAAAGAAGGGGTTATAGAGGATTTTCCATGAACAGACCAGATAAAGTCTGGAATAAATTATCCGTTACTGAAAGAGAAATTGGTGGCGTGCCGAATTCAAGTGAAGACATGAAGCAAGCACACGCTGCTGCTATAGAATCTTATATAGAAGAATACGTTGGAGCTAAAGGTGGTACCTGCGGTGATATGTATTTTCAACGAACATTAGAAGATTGGGCTCAATTTAACATAAATAAAAGAACAAAGCATGATGCTTCTATTAGTTCTGGGTTAGCAATAATGGCTTGTAATAAAAACAGATATAAACCAATTGCAGATAGAACAATGAAATATGTTGATTTAGGGTTTAAAAAATACGATAATAAAGGTATTACTTCAAAAATAATAGAATAGATGGTTTATACTAATAGTAACAGTTCTTTCCCTAATCAGGTGGTACCTGATGAAGAAAAGCAAAGTTTAGATTATGGGCTTAAAGTAGCAAGGGCTATTGAAAGTGAATGGTGGGGTAATAGCAACTACAAAAATAGATATATTACTAATTATAAAAATTTTCATCAATTAAGATTGTACGCTAGAGGAGAACAATCAATACAAAAGTATAAAGATGAATTATCTATAAATGGAGATTTATCATATTTAAATTTAGATTGGAAACCAATACCAGTTATACCAAAATTTGTAGATATCGTTGTTAATGGTATGTCTCAAAAAAATTATGATATAAAAGCATTTTCTCAAGATCCTATTTCTCTATTAAAAAGAACTAATTACGCTGAGACTATATTAAGGGATATGCAAGCTAAAGCATTTATAGAGAAAGTGCAACAGATGTTAAGTGTAAATATGTTTTCTGTTGAAAACCCAGAGGATCTACCAGCAAATAGGGAAGAATTAAATCTTCACATGCAATTAGATTACAAGCAATCTATAGAAATAGCAGAAGAAGAAGCTATAAACAATACTTTAGATACAAATAAATTTGATTTAATAAGAAGAAGACTTAATAACGATTTAACTATTTTAGGAATTTCTGCAGTAAAAACTGGTTTTAATAGAGCAGAAGGTGTTACAATAGATTATGTTGATCCAGCTAATTTAGTTTATTCTTATACAGAAGATCCAAATTTTGAGGATATATATTATGTTGGTGAAGTAAAATCAATAAGTCTACCAGAGTTAAAAAAACAATTCCCTCACTTAAATGAGCATGACTTAGATAAAATTCAAAAGAATCCAGGTAGCGTTAATTATTTAAAAAACCAAGGAGGAGATGATACTATACAAGTATTATATTTTGAATACAAAACTTACGCTAATCAAGTTTTTAAAATAAAACAAACTGCATCTGGTCTTGAAAAAGTATTAGAAAAACCAGATACTTTTAATCCTCCAGAAAGCGATAATTTTGATAGAGTTTCTAGATCAATAGAAGTTCTTTATTCAGGAGCAAAGATACTAAGTCACCCAACAATGTTAGAATGGAAGATGTCTGAAAATATGACAAGACCTAAATCCAATCTAACTAAAGTTAATATGAATTACGCTATTGTAGCACCTAGAATGTATAAGGGTAGAATAGAATCATTAGTTGGTAGGATAACTGGTTTTGCTGATATGATTCAACTTACGCACTTAAAACTCCAACAAGTGTTATCTAGAATAGTACCAGATGGTGTTTACTTAGATGCAGATGGTTTAGCTGAAGTTGATCTAGGTAATGGAACAAACTATAACCCAGCTGAAGCATTAAACATGTATTTTCAAACTGGTAGTATTATAGGTAGATCATTAACTCAAGATGGTGATCTTAATCACGGTAAAGTACCAATACAAGAATTACAATCATCTGGAGGTCAAAGTAAGATTAGTGCTCTTATAAATACTTATCAGTATTATCTTCAAATGATAAGGGATGTAACGGGATTAAATGAAGCTAGGGATGGTAGTACTCCAGATAAAGATGCTTTAGTTGGTTTACAGAAATTAGCTGCTGCAAACTCAAACACCGCCACTAGACATATACTACAAGGAAGTTTATATTTAACACTTAGGACGTGTGAAAATGTAGCTTTAAGGATATCTGACTGCTTAGAATTCGATTTAACTAGAGAAGCTTTAAGATCTAGTATAAGTTCTTATAATGTAGGGACATTAGAGGAATTATATAATTTACATATGTATGATTTCGGTATATTTTTAGAGTTAGCACCTGATGAGGAAGAAAAAGCTCTAGTAGAACAAAATATTCAAGTAGCACTTCAAAGTGGACAAATATATTTAGAAGATGCTATAGACATAAGGGAGGTTAAGAATTTAAAATTAGCTAACCAATTATTAAAACTTAGAAGAAAAAAGAAGCAGGAACACGATCAACAAGTCCAACAGCAAAATATTCAAGCACAAGCTCAAGCAAACGCTGAACAAGCAGAAAGAGCTGCCATGGCGGAAGTACAAAAACAACAAGCTTTAGCTGAAACTACTTTACAAATAGAACAAGGTAAATCTCAATTTGATATACAAAAAATGCAACAAGAAGCTGAGATTAAAAAGCAATTAATGGAATTAGAGTTTCAATATAACATGACATTGGCTCAAGCACAAAATAGAGTAAAAAGAGACACAGAGTCACTTAAAGAAGATCGTAAAGACGAGAGGACTAAAATACAAGCAACACAGCAAAGTGAACTTATAGATCAAAGAAAAAATGATCTATTACCAAAGAATTTTGAGTCCGCCGGAATGGATAATTTAGGTGGATTTGGTTTAGAGCAATTTGAACCAAGATAAATTTTTAATAATTATATAATATCATATCATGGCAAAAAAGAAAGAGAAGACAAAAAAAGAAAAACCAATAGAAACTACAGAAACAACTAATGAAGTTGCGGAAGTTACAGAAGTTAAAGAA